CCGGTCCTCGCTCCGTTCTTTTGTTGAGGCGTTGCCTCCCGCGCCATCGGATTGTGTACCCTGTCGATCTTCAATTGCTTGAGCCAACACTCGCGGTATAAATCCTCAAACTTTTCTCGTCTTGTTCGCACCTCGGTCATATGTTCTTTCCTTCTTGGCGTAATTTACTGACAAACTTTTTAAGGTCCTCCTTTGCATGCCAATACTCATTGTGAGCATTTGGCCCAGCATCCCTGCGGTATTGCCGCTCAGATAAACGATCCACCTGATTGCGGAGATAGCGGAGGTCCGCCTCGTCCGCAGGGGACAGTGCCTTGTCATCCATTATTCTACTCCTCACTAGAAACAGATTTAAGCTTAGGCCCCTCTGGTCCTACAAGGGTGTAGCCGTTTGGGTACATCCCAGAGCGACAATGAGAGACGCGGTGTCCTTGGCCTATGCCGTGCTTATGCGTCTCCAAACAAAACTTGCAGTCAAAGACCCAACAGCCATTCTCCTCGCGGCACTTAATTACAGGGAAGTTATCCTTCATTTGCACACTCCTCACACACAGTAGCATCCTCGCCCATGATCATCGTAACCCACTCGCCGCAATCACACAGCCGCTCAACCTCGCCGCCGCCGCCACAAGCATCGCAAGTCTCCAACTCACAATACAACTCACCAATGTCACGACCCGCATTGTGAGGCATCGCAACCTCAACCTCCACGGCCCCCTCACCATGGCACTCGGCACACTCGTCCATGATCGGCGTCTCCTGCAACCGCATGAACTCCTCTTTCATCTTACCCATCACCAATTCTCCCTAAACACCTTGCGAAATACTGCGTCCAACAGATCTTCCATCTCACGCTCAGTCATCTTTACCCCTCCCATTATCTTTCCATGTCTCATGGGCGCGGACACCCATCTGGTAAACGAGTTCCCCTCGTAGGTCCTCGACACCCACATCGCAGAACACATCGACATCAGGGTTCATCTTGATGTCCTCCTCAATCCTCTTTGAAATCTCGTCCAGCCGCTCCACGACCCAATGCATGCATACAAGATTATACCTCATCGTCTTGTCCTTTCAGTTCTATGAGGGTGGTGCGTGTAACTTCTCCCATGCGTGAAACAATTTCCGTAAGATCAGACTGTGAATAGCCATTGACCATGCTTTCTGGGGCAAGTGCATTAATTACAACAAGTGCCCCCACCGCCTTCGACAGCTTGGCTTCCAGTTCCTCGATGCGGCGTTGCCCTACCTCACGCATCTTCTGCATGCCTGCTCGGTATCCCTCATCATAAGCATAATCACTCATCACACCGCCTCCTCTTCATGGACGATGGTCCAGTTAGACTCCTCGCCATCTCTGTACGCACCCTCAAAGTTCATGCCCTCGTCCTGATAATCAGCCTGAACCTCAATGCCCATCGCATGAAGACGATCCCACACAGGAACAGGCGGACCCCAAGCAGTCCAACAACGGAACGAGAACCACGCAACCTTCTTATCATCCGAATACTCAAGACCATCTTCGTCAATGTCTGAACCGCAGACATCCCACTTCGTACCCCAGTTCTCGCACCTCCACTTATACCACTCAGGCAGCACCTGATCCGGCTGCGTCTCCTTGGCCCACAACTCAAACGGCATCGGCGCAATCGTGTTGCAAAACTCTGGCTCCGACTTCGATAGCGCCAGATGTAGGTGATGGATCAAATGGCATGGGCCCCGAAGGTGCACTTGTTGATAACAATGATTAGGCATTACAAAACACCTCCCGTTTTAAACTGTATGTATTGTGTTACGTTATCTTCGATCTCGTTGTTGAACTCGGCAAACATGCGGTCAGCAACTGAGGTGACTTGGGCCACAAAATCAGGCCAGTCTTGTTCCGCCTCCCAGTAAAAAGTTGCAAGAGCAAGGGTCCTATTGTAACTATCTATACCCAGATCACAAAATTCAATTATCTCAACCTGTGCGGAAGCATCGTCAATCATATACTGCGCCGTGTGTTTATGCTCGTTCATCCTACAAACTCCAGATCAAAAGAATAATACGGCTCAACATACCCCCACTTGCAGTCACTAGGTATCTGCATCGAAGCAAAGATCGCCCACTCATAGGGTCCCGCTTCTAGGCTCACAGCCCAATTGGCCTCCCGACCATGAGCCTTGCGCTCCTCCGGTGTCCAGAAACCAACCTCAGTGTCAGGGTTCATGCCAACCTTGCGACACCACTTACACAATGCTCGGTGCAAGGCCCGCGCTGCTTGGGCCTTGGTCTTGTAGGACGCAGGGTCCCAGTCCAAGGTCATCGTGCCATCTTCCATACAATCTACAGTAAACATTTCTAGTCCTTTCGTAATGTTGAATGGTTGTAGAGTATCAACAACAGGGGAAGGGGTCAAGAAAAAATATTTCAGGGGCTGTTTACGCTGTATACACATTTTCGCTAGATATTTTTAAAAAAGCCCAAAAGGAAAAAGTTTTCGTGTAAATCTTGTAAACAGCGTAAACAAACACACTATAGTTGAGCCGACTGTTTACACCTGTTTACAATAAGGCCTTATTGTTTACGTTTCAGCCTCTGAAATTTCTCAAGCAGACACCGGACATGGTGTTGCTGGTCTACAACCTCGGGGGGAAACAGCGTAAACAGCGTAAACATTTGTAAACAGCAGCGGCCCCCTTGAACAGGGCGATCCTGTTGTTGTATTGTTGTTGAAAACATGGAGACCATTCATGCCGTCGATTAAGAAGAAGATCGAAGAAGAACACGGGCGCAAGCTCACCAATAGACAGATGACTTTTGCACAGAAGATTGTCGAAGGCATCTATTCCAACGCTGAGTGCGCCCGAAAGGCGGGATACTCGCACGATGTGGCCCCGAAACAGGCATCCATTCTGTTAAATGGTAGGGATTACCCTCATGTCTTGGAATACATCACCGAGCTTCGACAGGAACGAGAGCGCCGCTATGGTGTGACCACCATTGGTCAGCTTGAGAGGCTGCACCAACTGTCTCTTGGAGCGGAGGATGCTGGACAGTTTTCGGCTGCGATCAACGCGGAAAAGATACGCTCTGCCCTTGGTGGTTTGACCATCGATAGGCGGGAGACAATCAACACCATGGATCAGCTTTCTCGGGACGAGATTACCACCCGACTTGTTGCATTACAGAAGCAATATCCCCAAGCCTTCCAGATCGAAGGAACATACAAGGATGTGACCAATGAGCAAGGGACCGGAGGCGAACTTCTGGACGCAATTGAGGCAGAACCTGCCGAAGAAGTGCTTCGCAACGCGGATTGAGAACAAGCATGGAGGGGGTGTTCCCGACGTGCATTTAGTTTGGGATGGGTTGTCGTTTTGGTGTGAGTTGAAGGTAAGCAAGGGAAACGCAGCAAACATCTCGCCTCATCAGATCGCGTGGAATGCTGCATATTGGGCTCGCGGCGGCTCAAATTTCTTCTTAGTAAAGAGGGCCTCTTACCGAGACATACTTTTGTTTGAGGGTGATCAGGGGGCCATGTTGGCTGATGCCGGCCTTTCTGGGACCCCAGGATCGCGGTTCGAGAATCCGAAGGCGCTGTTCGCGGCTCTTCGTCCACGGCTTCTGGCCCGTTGCCCTGCGGCCCAGCGCGCCGTTTGATTGCCCTGCGGCCCCACGCGCGCAATTTCCGTCCGAGCGCAGCGAGGACCAACAAGGACCTTGTGCCGAAGGCACTCAATTCTTTTAGCGCGTCGTGACGCGCAATGCGATCATGCCCGAGGCACGAGGAATAGCATGACGCTCTGTGATGATAGTAGTTAGAGGAGAGACCGAAGCCCCTCCTCTGTTGTTAGATGACACCCATCAATACTGACGCGGATTCCATAGTGTTTGTTCCGCAGCTTTCGCACCAGCCGTGGTCCTGATCAGGCTCCATCTCTGTGCTGTAGTTGCACTCTTTGTTCATGCATATGGCAGGATTGACGCCTTCGCACATGTAGTCTTCGACCATGTCACTGGGGTCGTTGTAACCCCAGTCCATAGTTAGGCGATGTAGTTTGTTCATGATCAGTCCTCCTCTGGATCGTCTTCGGTTATTGGAAAGCATACAGTTACAAAGTCATACTCGTCGAATGTAATGTTATGCTTATGTGTTGGGCATGTGTTCAACCATTCAAAAAATTCTTCTCGTGTCATGTTAGTGCTCCACTATTGCGATTGATTTGGCTTTAGTTGTGTTCCCGCTGCAGAGTTTGCAGTCGGTGCATTGTACTCGTCGGCCAGCCTCTTTGGACGCTGGGCATATGGCCTCCTTACTGTAGTCAACAGCGAGGATATCCCATACAACCCTGAAGGTTCGACGACCAGCCTTCCAGTGTGCTTGTGCTTGCTGGTAGCTGTCTGCTGACTGCATTGCGATGTCCGGCCTCCAACCGGACTGATGAGTGTATGCGGTGTGATTACGAGCGTGACCTAGTAGCTCGTCCCAGACGTGATCGGGGACAGCGGCTGGATCTCCGTATGTTCCGATGCGAATGAATCTCCCAGCGCCGAGTGATTGTCGTGCTTCTGGATTGTCGGCCATCGGGTAGACACCGCGCTCGAATGATCTGAAGACGATCAGTACACCTTGCCCGAGGTTAACGTAACAGCGTCGGCCTTTGGCGATCTTGCGCTTGGGGTCATCTGTTGGTGTGCCGCGCATGATGCAGCTGCCGCAGATGGTTGAGTCTCGTCCTGTCTTACTGGCTTCGAGAGGATTTTCCAATGTCAGGATGTATGTCTGGACAACGGAGCCTGTCTTGGTGTTGCGATTAGAGTATGTGGCGATAACCACAATGGGCTGGCCGTCGAGTAGGCTTGGCCCCTTGTAAATGATTCCGCTTTTCATGTCGGTAATCTCCTTTGAAGGTGCGGGAGCCGAAGCCCCCGCGGTTGAAGTTAGTCGACCGTGACTGAGAAGGTGTTGTTATTGAAGTAGTCGCTGATCTTGTGATCGATGTCGAACTCCTCGATCATGTCTACGATCTCTGACGAGTGGTCGTAGATGTCGAAGGATGTGGAGTTCATACCGTCCTGAAGATCGTTGACCTTCTGCTCGATACGTTCGTCGACCTTCTCTTGAATGATTGACATGATTAGATCGGCTAGTTGGTTAGTTTGATTTTCCATCTGATTTCTCCTTTTGGATGGATTCATTAGTTGCTACAGCCAGGTTCCAACCCATGGCTGCAGCGGTGAGAAGATGTGGGCGTTCCGACTTACTGTGTCGGTTCACCCAATCCATCAACTCGTCCCAATCGTATGGTGTGTGGAACAGGTTGATTGGTTCCATTAAGCGGCGTCTTTCGCTTTGTACTCGATAACTGAGTCATACTCGCGTTGACCGTAGCCGCTGCTGTCGGCCATAGCTGCGAACGCCTGTGTTAGAACCTTACGAAGATCCTTGTGCAGTTGACGTTCGGTACTCCAACCGCCCCACTCTGAGCCGTGCTCAGTCATAAGGCGTTCGATTGCCTTGAGTTCCCGAACTGTGATGTTCAGGCTGATGGGCATATCGTCTGTGTTAGTATAGTTTGAAGTAGCCATGCTGGCCTCCTATGTTTGAATAAATGAACACGACAACGGCAAGATACACCCCCGTCGCACCCACCTAGTTTCGCGCTGGGCGGGAGAGTTTGGATAGGGGTCGCCCCTTCGATGTTGCTAGAGGTTGGGTGCCACGGTGCCGGGCGAACGGCTGCGCCGTCTAAAAAAGTCCGGTGCAGAGGAAGTTTATGAGGATGTGACGTTACGTCATCTGCTGGAGACTACCGTGATGATCCTGTCTTCAGCAGATGCTGACGTTGCGTAACATCCTCATAAAGTTCTGGCCCTGTGCGGAGCGGGACATCTAACGTAAAGAGAACTTCCGGAAAATTAAAAATGTGCGAAGCTCACTATAGGAAGTTCAGCCACGCTGCTGGGAGAAAGTGACAGACTTTTTTGTACCCCTATCCCTGCTCTTCCGAACAGGCGCAAAACTGTGGTTGCGTCGGGTGTGTAAATCTTGTTGTTGTTGTGTTGATAACCACTGCTTGAGTAAGACCCACCCAGCCCGCGCACCAACGTTGACTTGGCAAACATAAAGTATCTGGCGACTAGCCAGATTCATTACTCATCGAAACAGGGGCTGGCGGGTCTTAGGGTGATTCGGAGTCGTCTTCCGAATCACCCGGCTCAAAACAGCAGTGGTTATGCCATAAATACACAGGGTCTGATGACCCGCAGCGCATTCGCTTGGCTCCAAATAATCATGTGTCACGCGATTAGCGGAGCTACAGTGACATGATTATTTGGAGACATCAGCGGCGAATGCTACAAAAGTGAGGGGAGAGAATGAGCCTGAAGCGTAAGCTCGATGTCTCTAACTAAGTGCATGATCCAACGGGGCTATAGCCGTTGGCCGACTGTCAGTTCGGAGACTGACACGGGCCGAAGGACCGTATGCGATAGCCGAGGAACGAGGGAACGATACTCACCCAAAGGGCCAAGACCTGAAGGGGCTTGGTTCATGAGTAGCGCGGCCATCGCCCAGACTAAGCAGCAGTATAATACATCGCATCTGTTCCCACCAAAAAACAAAAGGTTGAAACCAAAACTTTTCTGGAACCTGCAGCA